ATTGATCAAGTAGAACAACCACAAGCAACAGAAGAGCAGCAGCAACCCTCTCTACGGACTTACGCATTTGACATTGAGCAGGGAGAATTTCTCTTACACCCGAACGGTAAACCGATCATCATCGATGGAGTAGAGGCTCTCCAGCAAAATGCACAGAAAGCGCTGAGCACTGATCGGTACACCTACCCTATTTACACTTCCGCTTACGGCCATGAATTAAAGGAGTTAATCAGGGGGGAAGGTACTCGGGAATGGAAACAAGCAGAAGCAAAGCGCCTTGTCCGGGAAGCAGTGGAGTTTCTGTATGGTATCGATCGATGTGAAGGCTTCACATTTGAATGGATAGGAGCAGGCCTGAAAATAGGCTATTTGCTTGTCACAGATCAGGGGGCGATCCCGCAGGAGGTGATAGTCGAATGATGACAATTCCAACCGAAGATGAAATTTTTAACAGGCTCGTAGCAAAGTATCTGTCTATCGCTGGGCCTATGAATGTGGAGGAAGGGAGCATCCCGTATGATTTCCTCAAAGTAGACGCCATGGAACACGCCGAAGGCTATCGATTTATCTTGGCGCTTTATTACGCGCTTTGGGTGGAATATGCAGAGGGTGAGAACCTTGACCTTGCTGTAAGCACGCAGGGGATCACACGTAAGCTGGCAACAAAGGCTAGGCTCCCCACACCACAATTAAAACTGACGGGGATTCCCGGAGAAAAGATTTCTTCCGGATCTCGGTTCATGACAGAGGGAGTCGCCCCTCTGTTTTTTGTTGTCCCGGAAGATATAAATCTGGATGGTTCGGGCGTTGGAATGGGATTGCTGCAGGCAGAGGAAACAGGCCAGAAAGGTAATCTGAAGGCTGGAACAAAGCTTCTGCCTGTTCAAACCATTAACGGATTGCAAACGGTTGAGCTCCTTGCAGATTTGGAAGGCGGTGCAGATGACGAGTCCGATCCAGACCTTCGGAGCCGATATTGGCAAAAAGTGCGGCGCCGGGCGACATCAGGCAATGCAGCGCATTATGTTGAATGGGCTTTGGAGGTTCCTGGGGTTGCCGGCGCGCGGGTTTTTGAAAACCTCGATGGCCCAAACACCGTTCGCGTGGTGTTGCTCGGCCAGAATGGCACATCGCCAGACGCGACGATTGTGGAAGCAGCTCGAGCATATATCCAAGCGAATCGTCCACTTGGTCCCGGTGATGATGGAATCTTTGTGGTTGCAGCAACGCCCAAAGCATTCAATTTCTATGCGACAGCTAAGCTGGCAAAGAACTTCGACCTAGCCACCGTGACAACGGCTTATCAAACGGCATTGGCCGAATATCTGTTGGACCTTCTGGAGTCGACAGATGCAGAAGAGACAATTCGTCCGGTCGTATGGACGAAAGCCGGCGCTCTCCTATTGGGGATTAAGGGTGTCGACGACTACGGCGGGTTGACCATCAATGGAGTGGCAGGGAACAGCACTTTCGGACCCGATGAGGTGCCTGTTCTTGGTTCCGTCACGCTTGAGGTGATGGCATGAGTCAGCGGCTTATTTTCCTCATTCCGCCCTATTACAGGAAGTCGAAAATTACCAATGGCATTTTGGGTGCGATCGAGTATGAATCGGATCGCCGTGTTGACTTTGCACTGGACGTCATCAAGCAAGGGAATCCCATCCTAGCCACGTGGGGTCTGACGGAATGGGAGAGACAGTTAAAACTCCCACCAGTGCCTGAAGGAACAGCGGTGGAGACACGGCGGGCAAGGGTTCTGTCACGACTCAATATTCCTCCGCTTATCACTCCGCAGGAAATGGAGAGGATCGTGGCCGGATTTACGACCAGTGGAAATGCAAGGGTAATTGAATATGGTCGTGAGAAACGCTTTGTCATCCAGGTCGACATTGATGAATTGTTGGACCTTCATCAAATGGTTCAAGAAGTAAAGGTAATGAGGCCGAAGCACCTTTCCTTTGAAACGCGCCTTGGGATTTGGCACGAAATGCTTCCTATCAACCATGTGATTGCCTCGCGCATCCATATGACGTTTACCACAAGACCATGGGCGCTTTCGAGTGGGAGATCGGGCAGGCCGTTACATTTTGATGGCAGTATCCGATTTGATGGCAACTATTTTTTCACTGGTTACGACAGCAATGACGGCCCCGGACATGAGGTTCAAGTACGTCTTTATCAAAATGTGATTCATGCTTTCGGGGTGTTCACTGAATTTTCAAGTCCTACATTTGATGGTCGGCACTCGTTCAATGGGCAGCTGACTTTCAACAGCGTTCCGCAGCCATTAGCTATTCTAGTCAAGCATGGCGGACCAACAAGAGTAAAGATTAACGCTGCCAACGGGATTCCTCTACTCCATCAGGTCGCAAACAGGGTAAAAATAAAAGCTCAAACCGGGGCTACCATTTTTAATGGCAACCAGACATTTAACGGTGAAACCACTTTTGAGCAAACCTTTTATAAACAGCCTGCAACACTTCGGGTGAAGAAAAGCGGTGTAGTCACGGAGGTGGTAAATATATGACCAAAGAAGCCGACAGCAAGATGGAAACCAAATACACGACGACCATGCGAGTCATAAAAAATGGCGTGGTAGTAGAGGAGGAGAAAGAGGATGGCGAACAGCGTAACAACGACTAAGGCGCGCGAGAAATTTGCGAAGGCGCACGCTGGCGATGCGCCGTTGCCCAAGGTAACACAGGTAGGATGGGGAACAGGCGGCCACGATCCAGCGACTCGGGAACCAATTGCCCCTGATGGGAGTGTAAATGTGATTCCCGGCGAGGTAGTCCGTAAAAACATCGACGGGCACAGTTTTCCAATCAGCACCACCCTTAGATTAGCGGTTAGCGCTACCTTCGCTGAAACAGGGAGCGTGGAAATTAGCTGCTGCGGCCTGTACGATGCGGACGGTGATCTGGTTGCTTGGAAAACATTTATGCCAAAAGGGATGGATGCTGAAACAACCCTTGAAATCGATTGGGACGAACAGTTTTAAGAAAGGGGGCATAGAGAATGGCCAATCATCCTATCCATAACCCGAAAGACTATAGCGACGTCCTTCGGCAGCTTCTTACGACCGATCCTGTTCATGCGGATACATTAAACCCATTGTTTGAGCGATTGCTGAACAATGACGCCTTTATTAAAGCAGCAGCAGATAAACTTGCCGCTGATCTTGCTGCTCACATCTCAGCATCAGATCCACATCCCGGGTATGCACTTGACTCTGATTTACAGGCTCACATAGACGCTCTGAATCCACACGTGGTTTATGCCCTGCTTACTGGTGCGGATTTTCTGGGGCAGATTTCCCTCCCCAATAATATCGCACTCAATGTTAAGCAACAGGACGGTACCAAGAAAGCTGCCGTCACGATGGGAACCGATAACAAACTATATATCGGTGTGACGACTAATGGAACGGTTATCCGGTCGAATGCGGATCCGGCATTCACGATCGGAGCCAATACCTATACAGCGATGCATCAGAACAACGTCGGGACATATGCGATGCCGAGGAGACAGGTCACGACCGGAGCATTCGATTTCAACAACGCATCTTTCGGGGTGACGGAGTTGAAAAGCAACAATCCTGTAATCACATTCTCCAATCATCCTCATGGCTTTGTCAGTGGGACTCTCATCCAAACGGAGGGCTCCCATGCATTATGGCTGCAGCAGTTCCTCCTCGATCAAGATGGTAGGGCGTGGTATCGTACATCGAGAGACGCAGGGGGAGGCTCGAAAACGTGGGGGGCATGGAGAGCGGCAACCAGTTTCAAGATCCCGAAATACTCCTATGGAGCAGCCGATGCAAATGGCAAATACACAACCTGGGACTATAAGCTGGCCAATACCCTCTATGCGAGGGTCGTGTTCAGTAACCCTGATGCTAATGGCAATTATCAAACAGAAACCGTTACCTATTACAAAGCTGATGGGGTAACGATCGCAGAAACAGAGACGAGTACTCTCGTCTACGATGCTAACGGAACCATGACTCAATATTACTAAGGGAGGAGGGCGAAAAGATGGTGAGATCCATCGGTGAAGATGCACTAAGTTTGATCGGAGCAGTAGGTGGAGGCGGCCAATATCGAAAAGGTGGAGAGATCCCAGGATCAGCTCTCAATCCTCCGGTTGTCCCGACGATAGTCGGGAATTTCGCCGCTTACTATCAAACGTCGTCGACGCTAGGAGAATCCTATGATCCGTACCAGGACGAAATCCTAGCCAGTTGGTACAGTTCCAACACTCAAAGTCAGGTGGTTCGCGCAAAGGCGAGTGATATGAAGCAAATTGCCTCATGGTACATCAACAGTGACAACAGCGGAAACAATCCATCGTCTAAGCTATCTAAGCCTGTTCTTTATCATGCAGCGACAGGAAAGCTCTATTGCAACTGGTACACGTACCAAAATATGACGACTCCTCGATATTTGAGGGTTTTCACTCCGGCAACGCAGTCATCGCATATTAAAGAGTTGCAGATCGCTATCGACTTCATTTTGCAGAGAACTGCGGACTATGTGATTTTCGTGGACACGTACAACAGAAAAATCCGCAAACTTACTTTTGCAGATGATTCGATTACTGATTTGGTGGACTTGACCGCCTATTCAAGCATTTCGGTAAAGCATGTGCATGGGTGGGATAAATTCATCATTGACGATGGGACAAACTCCAGACTATTCACTTACGATGCGGTGGCCGCCGGCGTAATTAATAACCGCAATATCGTTACTCCATGCTTTTATCATGCGCCATCCAACACAATCATTTGTTTCAGATACACATACGGATCAAGCGGTGGCCATTTCATAGAAAAGTACAACCCGGATACTTTTGCGCTGATTTCAAGCACGAAATTAACGGCGCTATCCAACAACTCATCAAGCGCATATGGCCAATATTGCTTTTATGATCCGAAAGCAAATGCCGCTCTGGTGATCGTCAACGTCAACAATATTCCGACCATGTATCTGCTCCCGTTTGCAAGCGATGGAACATTCAATGTTCCAGGATGGGACCCAAACAACTACTATACAATGTTTGAAAAAGTGGCCGGGGTGAAATGCGGATCATACGAGGCCCTTACTAACAAAGGGATTTCAGCAGGAATTTATCAAGATTCTGGCTCGACTGATTATTGGCGTGAGTTTCAACATATGAAAACCGCTTTCCAAATTGCTTAATAGGAGGACGAAAAGATGATTTTTGTGAAGTTAGATTCAAACAATAACATTGTGGAAATCCATCACATGCCTTTTGACCCTGTATACGGACTGAATAAGACTGAGGCAGAACTGTTAGAAGAAGGTGCTTTGGTGGATGCAATTCCGGAACCTGTATATATCGAAGGGAAAGCAGCGGTATTAAAGTACAATCCTACTGAAAAAGTCTTGTACTATAATTACGAGGATGTTCCACTCCCGCCTGAAGCGCTAGTGATAAAACAGCTGGAGCAGCAGGTAGTATTGCTCCAACAGGAAACAAAAGTTGATATCACTCAAGCGAAGAAAGAACAGGATATCCGTGACAAAATCGCTGCAGGCCAGATCACTCCCGATAATTTTTCAACTTTGACAATTGAGGAACAAGAACTCGTTAAGCTGGTCCTCTTTAAGGATTTTGCTCCGACAAATGAAGATGTCCCCAAAGCGCTGTCAGCCGTAGAATTCGGCCTGGTAGCGCTTTTTAAGTTGCTGGGCAAAGCGATTGACCGAACAAAGTTAACTCAGGAAGAACAGGCATTTCTGGACGGACTGGTCGGTATCATTGGTTTGAACGACATGCCTATCAACGACACAACCGACTGGCGTTACCAATACTTCCATCAACAGTTCGAACAGACGCAGCAAAACCGACAGGAGTATTTCAACAAGAAGATGAGCGTCACGGGCACCATCTAAGGAGGGGAGGAGTGTGGAACTTCAACGCTTCGACCTCCTTTTTTACAAGGGGGCTTCATGGGTAGGCGATATCATCAGGGGAGTTACCGACTCCCCATATTCCCATGTGGCTATCGTCTTGGACGAGCTCCACCTGGCGGAAACCGATTGGCGATATCCTTTTCAGATCCGTCATTTGGAATACCGGCCAGATGAATACGATGTATTCCGTCTCAAGGAGACCTTATCTGATTTGCAAAAACATCGGATGCAGCAATTTATCAACGAGCATTTGCGGACGCCTTATGACCTGAGGCAATCGCTGAGCAACGGCTTGTTTATTCTTTCGAAAGGCAGAATTCATGTCATGAATGCCGCAAATAAGATGAATTGCTGCGAGTCGTCTTACAAGATGTATCAGACCGCGTGGATCGAGCTTCTTCCAGAGTGGCCGAAAGATTACCTGACGCCTGGTCTGCTGGCTTCATCAGAGAAACTAATCAAGGTTGCTTAGGGGGCTGCTGCCCCCTCTTCATCATGACTGAAAGCCCGCCCCGAGCCGATCGGAGCATTTATTTTTGCCCCGAGGGGGTGAGGAGGAAGATGTGCACATGAAATTTATTCAGAGCTTAGAGAACGTGGTAACCCCTGCTAACGGATGGGCAGCAACTTTAGGGGCAGCAGTAGCTCCAGCGTTTCAATATTTTTACGGCAACGACCGCCGAGACATCCTGGTTGTCATGCTTTTTATGATCGCGCTGGACTGGGTGACTGGGATCTACGCTGCCAAAAAGGACAATACGTATTCCTCTGAGTATGGCCTGAGTCGGTTACCTCGCACGCTGTTTCTGGTGGCGCTGCCCGCTCTGGCGAACTTGCTCGACCGGGTGATGGGCACACCTGGATTTCTCTTTTACGGCGTGACATTCGGACTGATCTATCATACATGGACGAGCCTGACGGCCAACGCGCACCGAGCTGGATGGCCGATGCCCAAATCGATTGTGAATCTGGTGGGGTCAGAGATCAAAGCGAAGGCGGAACGGGCCGCCCGAAAGGAGACGAAGTAAAATGCAATATTTGATCATTGGGAACCTCATTCCGGGCCTGCCAAAAGAGCCGTATCGGAACGGAGTCGGAGCGTATGAAGGTGTCGTTGCACATGCCACAGCAAGCTACGCACCGGACGAAAACCAGGTAAGCTACTTCATCAACAACTGGCAGAAGCGCCAGGCGTTCGTGCAGTATTTTGTTGACTGGGATAGCATCCGGCAAACTTCCGACATCAACTTCAAAGCCTGGGGAGCTGGCCCGACGGCAAACAAGCGATATGTTCATGTTGAACTCTGCCAGACAAAAGACCCCAAATTGTTTGTGGAAAGCTACAAACGGTATGTGTGGCTGCTAGCATGGATTCTTCGGCGCAGGAACCTCGGTGTCATTGATGGGAAAACGCTTGTCAGCCATGATTTCTGCAGTAAGACCTTTAAGGATACGAACCACACAGACCCGATTGGTTACTTGGCAGAGCACGGCATTACATGGGCTAAGCTGGTGGCCGATGTGAAGGCCGAGTATGACAAGATCGATGTCAACGGTGATTACATCAAAACATCCACAGGAAATCCACAGGAAAATGAAAAAGCTGTTGATAAGGTTTTCGTTGAAATTAACGGGAAACGCCTCTCCGTACAGGGATACCTCCAAGACGGACATTCTTCCTTGCCTGTGCGAGCGGTTGCTGAAGCGGTCGGCGCTCGGGTTGAATGGTTCCCAACAAACAAGCAAATCAAGGTGAACGGCAAGGACATCACCGAGGAGATTATCGGTGGAACCGGGTATTCCCCGGCCCGGGAGTTAGCCGCAGCGCTCGGCCTGCAAGTCGACTGGGATGGAACGAACAAAACAGTGAAACTGTCAAAAGGATGTGTTTGTGATGCTTGAAGCCATTACCTTTCTCCATGAGTGGGGCGCGCTGATCGCTTTGCTCCTATTTATTTTGCTCTTTATGGCAGCCGACATTTTCCCGCGCATCTTCGGGTTTATTGCTCAAATAGAGAGCCTCTATCCTGGATTTGAGTTGTACGTGCTGACCAAGGAACAAGAGCTTATCGATCGATACGAATATTTGCCTGCTCGAATACAGTACGGATTCAAACTTTTCGGTGGGAAGATAGCGTGGTCGTGGCTGGTGACATGGATGTATCGATTTTACGTGCGAAAATCAAAAAATAAATAAGTATTGATATGAATAAAATTACTAAGGTTTCACCTTCCTTGAATGAGTTGAAAGGGTATTTTGAAAGGGATTAATGCCCTAAAAATAAAGGTAAGTGTTACTTATTGTACTTAACCCCCTTATACAATGAAGTGATAAATTTTTCTTTGTTTTATTTTATGTCACCATAAAGTGACAAATAGTGATTCTTGTTGTAAAATTAACATACACTAGTTGAAGGGAGGGTTATTATGATCTCAGTTTTCGATGTAGCGAAATACTTTCTAGCCAAAAGTGTTCCTAACTCTGAACGAGCAATTACCCATTTAAAACTTCAAAAGCTAGTGTATTATGCTCAAGCATGGCATCTCGCACTAAGAGATGGGAAACCTCTGTTTCATGAAAAAATTGAAGCTTGGATACATGGTCCAGTTTGCCCTGAATTATATAATGAGTATCGTTCATACGGTTACTCTGAGATCCCACCTGTTTTTCAAGAACCAAGTATTCCAAAGAAACAACGAGAAGTTTTGGATGATGTGTGGGAAGCTTATGGTTCATTCAGTGGAGGTTACCTAGAACAGTTGACTCATAAAGAGGAACCCTGGATAAGAGCTCGTGCAGGTCTAAAAGAGTTCGAGTACTCTAACAATATTATCTCTATACAGCGTATGGAGAGCTATTATAAGAAATTTGTGGGGGCCAAGAGATAACTTGTGCCCCTTTCAATTTTTTGAAAGTTTAGGAGGACTCCAATAAAGTATGAATGATTTTTATTATGCCTTAATTGGCGCAATAATAGGACTCGTATTTTCAGTATTTAACAGTATTTCTAAAGAGAAGAGACTTGAAATCGAGGAAAAATTTATTGGGTTCTTAAATGGAAAAAAACACGGTAATAAAATAGTAGCAATATATTACCGGCTAAAAGGATTTATTGTATTTTTAGGCAATTTTTTAATACAGCTAATAGTTACTTTTCAAAGTTACTTAACTGACTTAGGTGTGCGGAGGGTAATTAAATCTCCGGTCCTAAGAATATTATTTTCAGTAACGATATATATTTATCTATTTTGGTATTGTTTCCTAATTTATTTTCATCCGTCCTTGGAAACTTTAGGGATATTAAAAAGTATTTTTAAATTCTCTTTAAGCGATAAAGCAGTTACAGATATATTAGATACACTCATCAAAATTATTCAAATCCTTTTGCCATTGAGTATTACATTCTACATATTTACTTACAGAGAGCATAAAACTGTTTCCGAGTCCTCAAGCAACAATGTCTTAAGTAAAATACCTTTAATATTGTTTATTGAAATAGCACTGCTAGATATGATTTATGGATTACATCTTAAAATGGTAATTAGTCAAAATAGTCCGCTGTCTGGACTATCTAGTACACAAGAACAATTTGGGCGATTAATAATATGGCTAATACTTTTTGGGATTACTATATATCTTGCAATAATTACCGTTCGGAATTTGATAAGAAATATCAACATAAAATGGTTATTTAACGACACAATAGAAAAAACCCAAAGACACTTCTATAGATTGCCATTTTCACTTCCTTATAAAAGATTCAAAAAACTAAGAGAGAGAATTTATGACGAGTTAAACACTTATATCGAAAGTATATATCAGATGTTAAATCTTACGATTGAAAAGAATATGGATAACACTTTCCATGATGGTTACGCTGAATGGGAAAAACAATTACTAAGATTTCAAGAAAGACTCATATCATTAAATAATGATAATTCCATATCTTATATAGGTCCAGTTAAGACAGATCCGGAAAAGTTTACCGCACTTTATAGATCTATTCTCAAAAACCATATTGTACTTATTTCAAGTCTATATAAAAAACACAAGATCGAAGAAGTTCATAACTGTATTAATACCATTTTTAAAATGAATCCGCGTGAAAAAGAGTTATACCCAATTTATTTAACTGCTTTACAAGAACTTGCAGTGTATTTATATGATAATGACTTAATTGGTATTCGTCCCTTATTAAAGGGTTTAGAGCAACTATGTCGAGAATTAGACGATGAAGACAGAACTGGAGTAGTATTAATCTATAAAGAATTAGTAATTAGAGCTTCTAACGAAAATGATGTAAAACTGCTTTCTGACCTTTTTTTCTCTCTTACGAAGCTATCTCAAGGATTTAGACCAATAAATAAGAATGTTAATATTATGATGAGCTCATTTTTAAATTCAACAATGGATGGAGAAAGTATAAATAAAGCGATAATATTTATTTTATTCCAATCTGCTTTGAAATGTATTGAATTACCAAACTACACTTCGGTTGGATTTTTATTGAAATTTGTAGTTACTAATTTTGACAGCCGATTACTCAAGAATGTTTTCGAGGATTTTGTTGCTAGAAATGCAAGAAATAATCCTTATCTTGTTGGTTTTAATAAGTATATAAAATTAAATGGTTCTTTTAACTTTAACGAAAAAACAATTGAATATTGTATGAACAAGCTAATTATTCTTTTATTGGGGCAACAAAAATATGTATTGAAACATAATATTGATTTTGGTTTTGTTCCAAGTGTATTTATTTCCCCTGACTTAATTAAGTGCAATTATGTAGAGTATTTAATAGGTAAGTTCGAAAAAGCAAAAAGTAAGTATGGGCTTATGTTTTTAGAGGATCCTGATTTTATGAATGAATTGAAAAAAGAATTTATTTCATAGTACAGGATGTCAAATATGTGAGCTCTGAAAGATTTCACTTATTCAAAACAAAACCATTCAAAGAAAAACGAGCCATTAGAATCGCTTCTAAGGCTCGTTTCGCTTTTAGGGAAATATTAATGTCAACCCAAATATCTAATTATCTGGACCTATTTCTTATATTCATTTTACTTCTGGTCGAATGTCAGCTATATATGAACGGATCGTAAATTGTTTATAGGGGTATTGTGCCAAAATTCCTTTACCAGTGTCTCTTAATCTTCCATCAAAAACAATAAGATAACCTAGATGTGTATTTTTGTTTTCAAGGTAATGAGCTAATTGTTTTAAACCATCTAGGGCATAAGTTTCACTATAACCACCTCCGCACATTTTTAACTCTACAACCGTCCTTATTCCATTTTGAAAATGCAAGTAAATATCGATCCGACCAGCGCCAGTACTTACTTCCTCAATTGCTTCAACATAGTATCCAAAACGAGATTTAATGAATGTATGAAGTAAATTTTGGCCGTGTTGTTCAGGTGAAGAAACCCACTTATGTCTCTTATTTTCTTGGTCAAATTTCCAAAAACTCATTCGCTTGTCACTCTGGACAAACTGAATAAAATCAGCAAAACACTTTTCTAATTTTTCAACTGTGACAGTTTCTGGCAAAGAATCAGCCTTAGGATCACGTGGAATAACTGCCACATCACTTCCTAAATTATCTATTGCTTTGCTTAAATATTCTTGAATATATTTGGCCTGTGGATTTTCTTTTTGAGCCTTACGTAGAAAATAAATCGCTTTGGATGGTTCTCCTGCTTCTACTAAAGATTTACCATAAGCGAATAATAGGCCTGGTAGTTCACCAAAGCGGCTTAATTGTTCCTCAAAGAAAATCACTGCTTGTTTCCATTTTTCTAGACTCCAAAGCAATGCAGCGTAATTTTGCCTACAATGAAACGAAAAAGGATTAAATTCTAAAGCCCTCTTATACCAATCTATGGCCTTCTCATCTTCTTTTTCTTCATGGTAAACTTCTGCAAACAGACTACATACTGCTGCTTTCAATTCATTCTCAACTTTTATCTTATTTGCCTCATACCAAGCGGACTCCAACCATTCTAGCTTTTCTTGAAATCCAGCGGTGGTATTAACTAATAAATATGAAATCCAATAAGAAGCAGTGATCTCTGGTTCAGTTTGTCCAAGAACTGCATCTTTCATGTTAACAAGTTCCGACAAATCTTTATTAGATAAAGCGTCGCAAAGTCTTTTTCGTAATTCATATGAACTTTTATCTTCTTCAAGTATAGATTGCTCTAAATGATGCAACAAACTTTCGTACTGATCCTTAAGTGATAGTAAAGCATTATCCATTTTTGATTCTTCAGCAAATTGAATGGCAGCTTTTAGTGATGCAATTGTTTTAACTTCATTCCCAATTTCTTTTGATCCATTTCGCAATTCAAAGGAGCGGTTTGCTGCCTCAAAAGCTAATTCATTTTGACCAATTAAATGAAGAAGCTTCGCTTTGTTAAGCAAAAGAGCTGCGATTTTGTCTTTCTGAAACGGGTCATCCACATCAAATATATTGATTGCTTCATCTAGCAGTATGAGCGCTTTATCGGGTTCGTTGGTTTTTATAGATTCTGCTATTATAGCCTTGCTTCGCGCAAACTGATTTTTATTACCACTTAATAAAAATAAATCCGCTGCAAGTCTTTCATGGTAGCACCCATCAGGATCGTCGTATCCAAGTGTTATTGCTAAGCCTCTATGTGCCCAAGCACTATTACTTGGATCATTTTTTCCTTCTCTTAATACTTGTTGATATAAAGAGTAAGCTAGTTCACGTTTGCCTAGTTGGGAAGCAGCATTCGCCTTGGCCAACAACAATGTAGTAATAAATCCCGGTTCTGCATCGTTAGCAAAGTTCTCAATATACTTTGAAACGTCGTCAAATATAACTGAAAACAAACCTGTATCATGAGCTAATAAAAACTTAATTTCATAAAGATTTTTCTGTTGGATGGGGTCGAGACGTGTAGGTAATATTTTATTTATTATATGAAGTAGTTTAGTCTTGTTATTTTTAGAACCTAGTTGAAGTATACCTTTTTCTTGCCCCTTTACTAATAGCTGGTATGCTTCATCCTGGTTGTCTTTCTGTAAAGCAGTCTCAATTTCTAGCACTGTTTCTTTGCCGTAATCCGTAAATACATGTTTAATTCTACCAGCAATACTACGTAATAGTTCACTTGAATTGTTGTCTCCGGCCGAATTGTCAGCGTACGATGTCAAGATAGTTCCTGTGTCCATATCTAATTTAAATTGAACTTCTTTAGTCTGGATCGGAAACTCAATAATTGATATGTGCTCTTGATCTAAACTAGATAATACGTTTTCCCAATATACCAATGGGTCTTCATACTGGCCTCTCTCTTTAATTTTCTTAATTATTTCTTCAAATATCATAAGATGCTCTGGAGATGTATCTCTTGAAAATGTCACTTCGAAACTGTCAGGAGTTTCCGATAACGTCATAATGGAAATAATTTCATCGTCCTTTTTCAATTTTACCCTGCGCAAAATTTTTCCATTATTTTTGTTTGTCATTTATTACTCTCCCTTTAATGATGGATAATCTATTATTTTACAAAAAAATACAAAGAAATTAAAGAGAGATCATTTTGGCCAAGGTATTATAGGAATGAACTAGCTGCAAACAAAACTGCAAACGCGCTGATTGAAAAGGACGGAAATGAAAAGAGAAGATTGAGATAATACTATACAGTAGAATCCGCACATATAGAGGTAAATTGCATCATTCTGAAATGAACGGATTTATAGGACTTCCTGTTGACAGGGTGGGGGTCGCTGGTTCGAACCCAGTCCGGATCACCATAGAATAACTGCTGAAACCCTTGGTAATCAAGGGTTTTTATTATGTTTATAACGACCCCACTAGTTCCCTTTTGTACGAACAAGAGCAAATTGGTGCCGAAGTGGTGCCCTTTATTCGACTAAAGATTTTTTGGGGCCATTTGGTGCCGAAAAGAACATTTCCCCGAAAGCATCCGCTGTTTCCTTTTGCATGTGTGGAGTAACATGTGAGTAGCGATCCAGCATCTTCACGCTCGACCAACCCATACGCTCAGCAATTCGCTTGTTGTTCTCTCTCATTTTTAAAAGCATAACAACATGAGTATGACGTAAATCGTGGAAACGAATTCTTTTCAATCCCGCTTTTTCAGTTAGGCGATAGAATGTGCGATTGATGTTTCGTGGTGAAACTGGAGTGCCTAGCTGTGTGCAAATCACCAGGTCGTTATCCTCGTAAATATCTCGATTTGCCATCTTTTCCTCTTTGGTTCGGTGCCGCAGTTTCTCCAGCTCAATTGCTGTAACCTTATCAATACCGATGGAGCGTATACCTGATGCTGTTTTTGCTCCAGGCTCAAGAGTCTTTCCATCATGGTTAAGAATCTGTCTAACGGATAGAGTCCTGTTTTTCAAATCTAGATCCTGCCACCGTAAGCCCAGTATTTCTCCTTGCCTCATTCCGGTTGTTACTGCAAGCAGGAGAGCACAGTAATAGCGATCCTCTTTGGCAACTCCAAGAAGGAGGTGCGCCTCTTCATCTGTCCAATAGAACATTTCCTTTGTTTCAGCTTTGGGGCGATCAACAACAGCAGCTGGGTTTTTTATGATCATGTCCCACCCGGCGGCCTTTTTCAGTGATTCGTTGATGATGGTATGTACTTTTTGGATGTTCTCCCCAGAAAGCCGCTCAGACTCGTGTAGTTCATTATATAGATTTTGGATGTGCCGAGGAGTGATGTCGGCAAGGGCTAAGTCTCCCAATGCTGGTAGAATGTGATTATTTACCAATCCTGCATAGGTTTCAAGCGTGCGCGATTTGACTTTTGTTTTCTTGTCTCGAAGCCAGTCAACCATGAAGTCCCGATAAATAGTTTTGGAGGCATTGAGGTTCAATCCTTGTCCGAGTTCATTCAAAAGGTCACGTTGGGCCGCTTCAGCTTCTTTTTTCGTTTTGAATCCTCTGCGCTTGATTCTTTTCCGCTTTCCATTCTCATCAATCTCAATTGTGAAATACCAGGGATTCTTTTGAACGCTTTTGTCTTTAGTTACTGCCATCTTCCATTCCTCCTTGTTTGACCCAGACATTTAAGCTCAGACCATACTTCTCTTTTGCGAATTCTGTTAGGCCGGGTATCAGCCATTCTTCAATTGGTAATGCTCCGTTTGTCTCGGTGATAATGAAGTCGATCTTCCGCTTCCTGTTGTTGCTTTTCGTCATCTTTTTTCGCTCCTTTATGAACGAATTGCTCACCATCCCCCATGTAGTGTACAGTTAGAGCCAAAAACTCATATGTATCAAGGCTTCACAGCCCACTGTCCTCTAACTAGCTGACACTCACGACTGTCCTCTAATCTGCTGACAGTTCTGTACCCTACGTAGAGGACGGTACTGTCCTCTAATCCGAGGACAGTCAAACTTTTTCCTTCATTAGAGCACGAAGCCTAAAGAAAATCTTTAAAGAAAATATTAAAGAAATATACTCGCGACATGTCACTCGTATTTAGAGTGGCATTTTTTATTTAAGAGAAAGGAGAGGGTTAGCATGAGTACAATCGATCATCCAAAGCTAATTGCATCCGAATGGGTAGATGAACCTCCAACTATGATGGTGTACCCAACTGAGCAGATGGCTGAAGCATTTTCTAAGGAACGATTAGCAAGATGATAGATACAGGGAAGGAGTGATAGAAAAGTGGTAGCGAAGATGAAGCACATGCTGATGATATGTAGCATCGTGTTACTAATCTATGGATGCGGTACAAGCAGAGAGTTTCTAGTAGTAAAGTATAACGACCAAGGCCAGGTCATCACAAGCTATCATGTCAAAGGCTTTCAACCGACAAAGGATGAGGATGGAGTCTCTTTCTTTATGATGCAAGATGGACAGCAGCTATTCATACAGGTCAGTGGCAATGTAGATGTGATTGAAGTAAATGGCAATGTACAAGCCACAATGGAGAGGTTGGGAATCAAAGATGGGTAACTACCTTGGCTGGTTGAGCAAAGAGCTAAAACGTGACTATCTAATTGCGAAACTCAGCTCAAAATCGATGCTAGGAATATTTACGGGTCCTTCTGGAAGCCGGGAAGACTGCGGGTGAAGCGAGCCCCGAAATCTCGCTAGATTTATTTTTGAAAAATTACTTTCGCTTTTGCTTAATCCGATCCAAGAGCTGACATTTTCAAATTTTGGCTTCATCTGATGACCCGAAAATTGGTATCCCTATGATACGAGTTTAAAACGAAAGTGAGGTGGGAAAATTGGCGAGGCCAAAGGCGAAACCAGAAAATCTACAAGATAAAGAAATACTGACGTCAGAATTGGCGGCAATTGTAGGGAAGACTCCCCAATGGATACGCCAATTGACGAGAGACAAAGTGCTACACCAGGTAGGCAGAGGTAAATACAGTCTCGGAGAAGCTGTTCAAGCGTACTGTCTGCCGCTATCTTGTTCCAGCCCAGTATGCCTGGAAACTGCTCGCTCGCGCAGAAGCCGAGGCGATCACATCGGCAGGGATGCAGGTCGTATCAGTTTTCCAGCGCGGAACTAGTGATGCTTCTGGAGGAGCAGCCAACGGAATACGGGACGGCAAAGCAGCGCTCCAGGAAGCCAAGCAGATCGGTCAGCCTTTAGGTACTGCCATTTATTTTGCTGTGGATTTTGACGCACAGCCAAAGGATTACGCATCAATTGAGGCTTACCTGAAAGCAGCAGCCAAGGAGCTGCCCGGTTATGTGGTGGGTGTGTATGGCTCTTATGCTGTCCTTGAGGAAATGGCGAAGCGAGGGGCCTGCAAACATTTCTGGCAGACCTATGCCTGGAGTAGAGGAAAGCTATCCAAAGCGGCTAACCTCTATCAGTACAAAAACGGGCAGACGCTTGCGGGGCACACAGTAGACTACAATGACGCTCTCGGTGGTGAGGGTTGGTGGAATACTAATCCACCCGCTGTGGAAAAACCTGTGAACAAGTTTGACAAAGAGTCGGCAGAGGAAGTAATCGCGATTCTTGGCTCGGTCTGGATGGCGAGTGACAATGATCCAGGTGTGAGAGAAGCAGCTCACTACGCTGCTAATGCTTTACGTGATGCTGTAGGTATACCAAATTAAAAAATTGATAGCCCATCCAACAAATGTTACTCTCCAGGATGGGCTATCGTTATTATTCATAAGGAATTTCAAATATTATTTTTTGCGTAGACACTTCTTCAAAAATCCAATTATTACCTGATTGGTTTATTAATTTTAATTTGACTGGGTTTGGCATTGCACCGAGAAGTTCAACTACAAGTTCTTCTTGTAGGTTTTCTCGAAAAAAATCTTCTAATGTTCTTAGTTTATTTATTATTGTGTCAAAATATCTCACATCCTGTATCGGATCTCCAGATGATGTTATACCGAGACCTGGCGGCATTATCGCAAATTTCTCACCACTACTTTTCGTTAATTCCATTAGTACCAAACTTCCAGCCTCTCTTGCATCCAAATGTTGACTTTCAGTAAGTGCATGGGTTACTCCTGTTGAATCGGGAATGATGTAACTCTCTATTAACTCAGGCCAGTTATCATATACAGTCTGTAGGATGGACTTGTGTGTCCATTCTTTATGTTGATAAATGTTAATTAGAAAAGCAGATTCCGGCATCAAGTAAAGGAATAGTAATGGGCCAGTCCGCTCTATATAGCGACCAGTTTTCTCAAGTCTATCCCCGAGATGAAGATGTAACACCCCCCAGTCATTAAACATCCCGTCGATCTTAGAGATATTTTCAACCTTCTTACTGAGATAAGGTGATATATCCTTACCATTTTTTAGCGTTTCGATCAATTGATTAAGCCCCGCTAAGTGGACTGTCGGGCAACTGAACTCCTTTGATTTGTACACTTGTCGTCCTTGAGTTTTACCACCAAGTTTTCGTAAAAAGGTAAAGTATTTTATTATCTTTGCATCTTCTCTAAGACCACTTGAGAATTGCAGACCTTTATCTAAAATCCTCTGGGACATAATGCTCTTCCAGTCCGAAACCAAGTCCATTTCTATATTCATCACTTTCCCCTCCTTTAAGATAGAGAATAACAAACAAAATAAGATATAATTTTGTATCTCGAGATAATTAATATACAGCAGCCCTCCTTCGGAGCAATCCGGGGAGGGCTTTTTTTATTCGTCCAACTTTTTAGTTATGTGATTTGCGCTCTCGTCAACCACTAAGACTTCGTCATGGTAAATTCTGAAATGAGCAACCTCACAACTTTTGCTAACGAAAGATATTTTCACGGAATTATTATCAATGTGAAGGACATTTACCTCATCGATGTTGACCAAAGTGATAGCTCCATCTAATGTGATGGTATTATCAGGCGGTGATAAATCTAATGTGATGGTATTATCAGGCGGTGATAAATCTAATTTAATGGCATCGATATGTTTTAAAACCTGATAGCTAAATACGGTTGGACTTTTAATAAGCATATTCTTCCTCCTGATAACTCGACTATTTGAATATCTTTTTCAACAATACGAACAAATCGAATGTGGTCCGATGATAGACTTTGTTGTAAGCATACTTTTTCGGATTGCGCATCCATCCCCATCCACGAGGCATCTTCAGACCGTATCCGTGAACAATCTGCCGTTTCAAACTGGTTTTGGCCGCTAATCTCTTTTTCAGACTCGGCTTGCGTATGCCGAATTTCAAAGTGATCACTCCTTTAATACAGTATAACTAATCATCGGAATCTTTTCTAATATTTGGTTTGGGTGTATGATTGAAAAAAGTGAGGTGATAGAATGACCTATAATTTAAAAGATGTTGGCGAACGTGGTATTTCACTGAGTCTTGATCTTGGAGAAAGACCCCAAGTTCTATTTACTGGTCCTGAGTGGAAAATGGAAGATGGAATGAAACTTGATGACGGTCCAGGTTGGTCTATGAAAACTTCAGGCCCCGATTGGGAAGGCATAAAGATGGATAGTGGTCCTGAATGGGAACTTAAAGTATCCGACTCTGATTGGAACCTGAGCCTGGACGGCGGTGTTGGTTGGCAAATGTACGGACCACCAGAATGGGGATGTAGTTCACTCGTAGTTGGACCACCTGACGGCTGGAGAATAACTGTGCTGCCCCACTAA